TATTCGGCGTCGACCCGGACGAGGACATCTACATCCTGGACTGGTGGCACGGCCAGACCGCCGCGGACGAGTGGATCGAATCCTGGTGCGACCTGGTGCTGAAGCACAAGCCCATCTTGTGGGGCGGTGAGTCTGGCGTGATACGCAAGTCCATCGAGCCGTTCCTGAACAAGCGCATGCGGGAGCGCAAGGCCTACTGCCACGTCGAATGGCTGGCCAGCGTGGCCGACAAGCCGACCCGGGCAAGATCATTCCAGGCGCGCGCGGCCATGGGCAAGGTCTACCTGCCCAACAACGAGATCGGACACCGGCTGCTGGATACCGTGCTGCGCTTCCCGGTCGGTGCGTTTGACGACGCGGTCGACGTGCTCAGCCTGTTCGGCCGCATGCTGGACAAGACAATCCCTGCCTTTGTCGGACCCAAAGGCGATGACCAACCCCTGGATGCCTGGGGCCGACGGAAACGAGGTAGAGACTCTTGGAAAACAGTGTAGAGGACACAGCGCAGGACGAGCTGCTCAACAAGCTGGTGGGCTACTACGAGGACGCTGAGGAGTCCACCGACGATGCCCGCCAGGATGCCGAGCGCGACCGCGACTACGTCGATCACAAGCAGTGGTCCGCGGAGGAAATCGAGACCCTCAATGACCGCAAGCAGCCGCTGACGACCATCAACCGCATCAAGCCGAAGGTCGACTTTCTGCTAGGCATGGAGCGCCAGTCGCGCACCGACCCGAAAGCGTTCCCGCGCACGCCAAAACACGACGAGGCAGCCGAGGCGGCAACCGATGCCATTCGCTACGTCTGCGAGAACAACGAGTTTGACTACGTCCGCAGTGACGTGTTCGAGAACATGCTGGTGGAAGGGTACGGCGGGGTCGAGATCCTGCCGCGCAAGAAGAAAGACAACTCGATCGAGATCGACATCACGTATTACCCATGGGATCGCCTGTTCTACGACCCGCACAGCCGGAGCCGCACGTTCAGCGATGCCAAGTACATGGGCGGCGTGATCTGGATCGACATCGAGGACGCCAAGGAGATGCCGGCGATCGACCAGGATGTGCTGGATAGCGCCCTGGACATGCAGGAGCACACCGGCGACGACACCTACGACGACAAGCCGTCAACCAAGTGGGTCGACACCGGCCGCAAGCGCATCAAGCTCTGCTCGATCTGGTTCAAGGAAAAGGGGAAGTGGCACTGGGCCATGTTCACCAAGTCCGGCTTCCTGCGCCCGGCGCGCGTCTCGCCGCTGCTCGATGAAGAGGGCGAGCCGGAGTGCGGTATGGAGCTTCAGTCGGCCTTCGTCGACCGTGATGGCTACCGCTACGGCGTGGTTCGCGGCCTGATCCCCATCCAGGACGAAATCAACAAGCGCAGGTCAAAGGCGCTGCACCTGTTGACCATGCGCCAGACCCTGAGCGAGCAGGGCGCCGTCGACAATGTCGACATGGCCAAGAAGGAGCTGGCCAAGCCGGACGGGCACATCGAGGTCAAGCCCGGCATGCGCTTTGAGCTGCTGAACACCAACGACATGGCCACCGGCCAGCTGACGCTGCTCCAGGAGGCCAAGAGCGAGATCGACGCCATCGGCGCCAATGCCGCACTCCAGGGCAAGGAGGAGCGCGACCTGTCCGGCCGGGCCTTCCTGGCTATGCAGCAGGGCGGGCAGATGGCGCTGGGTCCGATCTTCGACGGCCTTCGCCATTGGCAGAAGCGTGTCTACCGCCAGGTCTGGAACCGGATCCGCCAATTCTGGACCGAGGAGCGGTGGATCCGTGTTACGGATGACGAGGACAATCTGCGCTGGGTCGGGCTGAACCGGCCGATCACGGTGCGCGAGACGCTGGAGCAGGAGTTCGGCGGCCCGGTGCCGCCGGAGCTGGCCGACGATCCCCGCCTCGATGAGGTTGTGCAGCTCGAGAACGAGGTGGCCGAGTTGGATGTCGACATCCTGCTCGAGGATGCGCCAGATACCACGGTCATCCAGGGCGAGCAGTTCGAGATGCTGGCCCAGATGTACCAGGCCAACCCGCAGACGCCGGACAACCCGAACGGCGTGCCGTGGAAGATGGTTGTCGAGGCCTCGAGCCTGCGCAACAAGGACCGCGTGCTTGGCGAGGAGGACGAGGATGGCGAAGAGGTCGATCCAGAGAAGCAGCAGATGATGGCGCAGATGAAGCAGATGGGCGAGGCACTGCAGCTGATGCAGCAGGAACTGAACAACGCCCAGCAGGCCCAGGCCGTGAAGGAGGCCGAGATGCAGGCCAAGCTCATCGAGGGCAAGAACCGCGTCGAGGAGACCGCCATCAAGCGCGACATTGCCCAGATCCAGGCGGAGTCGAACAACTACAAGGCCCAGCTCGATGCGTTCAAGCAGTCCGAGGAGCTGAAGCAGGAGCGCATGCAGACCGCGCAGCAGCTGATCAAGCTGCAGGAGTCGCTCTGCAAGATGCAGGAGTCCGCCACACAGGCCGGGCAGCAGCGTGATGAAGCGCGCGATCAGATGAACATGATGGCCGATGCGATCCTGGAACTGCAGGGGACCATCGAGGCCCAGAAGAACAAGACAGTCAGCATGACGGTCGGCGGCAAGACTTACGTCGGTCGCGTCAGCGGCGATACGGCTACAGTAAGTGTCGATGGGAAAACCTACGAGGGAGAAGTGCAACGTGGATCTGGCGAAGCAAGAACAGGCGAAGTACAAGAAAGCATGGGCGCATGATGATTACCGGCTCTACTCGCCGGGTGAAGAGGTAGCAGTACAGTACGTGCTGCAATGCCGACCGAAGCGTGGAGGCGTAATCGATTTCGGCACCGGCACCGGCCGCGGGGCGCTGGTCCTGCACAACCTGGGGTTCGATGTGACCATGATCGACATCGCCGACAACTGCCTGGACGACGAGGTGCGCGACGAGATCGGCTCCAGGCTGGTGATTGCCAACCTGTGGGAACCGATGGACCTGCCGATGGCGCCCGAGGGCTACTGCACCGACGTCATGGAGCACATACCGCCGGAACACGTCGATGATGTGATCAGGAATATCCTGCGCATGACCGAGCGGGCCTTCTTTCACATCTGCCTGCGCAATGATCATTTCGGGGAAGTGCTGGAGGAGCACCTGCACCTGACGGTGCGCTCGTTTGCCTGGTGGCGTGACAAGCTGGCCGGCTATGGCGAGCTGCTGCAGGCCCGCGACCTGATCGATAACGGATGGTTCTATGTCAAAGCCTGAGCCGAAGATCGAGGTCAAGCGCGAGATCAACGTGCCAGAGTCGCATGTGATCCGCAACGTGCGCGCCAATATCCAGCGCGGCCTGCCGCAGTTCCAGCCCTACGAGCCGCAGGACCGCCTGGTGCTGCTGGTGCTGGGTGGCCCGTCTCTGACCGATTGCGCCGACGACATCCGTGAGAAGGCGGCCACAGGGGCGATTGTTGTCTCGACCAATGCCACGCATGACTGGCTGCTGGAGCGCGATATAACGCCTGACATGCACTTGCAGCTGGACGCCAGGCCGTTCAATTCGCGCTTTGTCGAGAGCTGGCTGCCGAGCATCAAGTACTTCATCGCATCGCAGTCGGATCCCGCGGTATTCGATGCGCTCGAGGGCGCCGATGTGACGATCTGGCACTGCATGAGTAAGCCGAACGAGCGTGCCTTGCTGCGCAAGTACTACCTCGGAAACTTCTTTGAGGTTCCAGGCGGCGGCACTATCGGCACCCGCGGACTGATGCTGATACGCATGCTGGGTTTCTACAACATTGAGGCCTATGGTTTCGATTCCTGCTACATGGGTGATGACCACCACGCCTATGCGCAGGAAGAGAATGGCACCGACCCGATCGGTGAGCTTGAGGTCGATGGTCGGACATTCCGGTGCGAGCCGTGGATGTTCGAGCAGGCCCAGGATTTCCTGAAGATGACTGAGCACGTCGACGAGAAATTCAATCTGGTGGTACACGGTGATGGGTTGATTTCCCATCTGATCAAAACTGGATCCAAATTATTCAGAGAGGGTAATTAACATGGCAAGTCAATGGGTCTTCTTTAACGAAGCGAAAAAGTATCTGATGACGCACACCGGCGGTATTGACCCGTCTGGCGATCAGTTCTATGTCTCACTGCACACGTCTGCCTGGACGCCTGATATAACGCTGTCAACGCAGGCCTCGGTCGGCAACGAGGTCGCGAACGCCAACGGTTACACCACCGGCGGCAAGTCGAT